AGATTGCGGGTACAGCTCCCGAAGGACAGATGTCCAAGGAGTTCATTCGCAAGGAGATCTGGGGTCTCAACGACGAGCAATGCAAGAATATTGATGATCAACGTCTCAAGGAAAAATTGGTCGATCAAGCCATCGAGAGTGCCGAACCTGCAGCAAGCGGCGCCGAGGAAGAGTCTGGTGGCGAGGAAGATACGGGCGCCGAAGAGGATGCCGGCGGCGAAGAAGCCGGTGGTGAGGAAGAAGGAGGCGAAGAAGGTGGAGACCTCTTCGCAGGAGACGACGTCTCACAAAAGAATCCTTACCTCGACCTCTTGACAGCAGGAGATGACCCAGAAGACGATGATGTTCCTGTGAAGTTCTCTCTTAAGGACGTCGAGGTACCCGTCAAGGCACAGCGTCAGCTGGACAGAGCGCTCTACAACAGATCCAGAATTAGACACAGCGGTCCTGCCAAGACTCACATGCCTGATTTTAAGAAGATGACAGACTACGACAATAAGTCGTATTCAGACCCTTACGACAAGGAGTGGATGTCGTCCTACGTAAGAAATCCGTTTGGAGAATCTGTCACTCGACCTATCTACAAGACTCCTGTAGGAAATGATGTAGTCTCGTCGCTCCGACAGATGGTTCAGTCAGATAGGTTCAAGAATTTTGTGAAAATTTCCAACGAAACTCCAAAAGTCCTCAGCGAATCAGATAATTTCGATGAGGCAGATGCACGCGAACACAGAGAAGTCCTCATAATAGACGACGACGGGAGCAAGTGAAATGACCGCCAGCAAGCACAACAAGAGAAGAAACAGCCTCCTCATCTACGAGTTTCTCGTGAGGACCATCTCGAGATCTATCGTTGAAGATGACAAGAAGAAGTCAGCTGCTGCGCTGAAGATCTTAAAGAAGCACTTCAAGCCCGGTACGGAGCTGTATAAAGAATTTCGGCTCATGAATGCTCTTGTCAAGACGACTGTGTCGTCCGAACATACAGCAGCTTCAATTCTCAGAGAGGCGAAGACTGCTGTCACCAAATTCGATCTCGATAAACTTGATCGTGAGAAGTCCATTCTCATCAGGAACATAAATCATGTCCTTAACGATGAGAATTTCTACGACCAGCAAGTTAACGAGTACAGGACTTTTGCGACCATTCAGACGCTGTTGAACGAGTGGCGTTCTGACAACAAAGATCTCTACAGGGTCGCTCAGTACGAGGATCAACTCATGAAGCTTCTTGTTACTGAGAAGATTCAGAAAGAAGATGCAACAATCACAGAAGACACTTCTGGAACTGCTCGTCTCCTTATGAAAGTGATGTCCAAGAAGCTCAATGAGAAATACAACGGAATCCTCAACGAGCAACAGAAGTCACTCATCAAGGCTTATGCCTACTCGACTTCCTCAGATGACCAGACCTCAATCAGGCTTAAATTGCAAGAGATCAAGTCCGAGCTCGTGAGCCTCATCGATGGCTATGAGTCAGAGGTTCAGAACGATTATCTAAAAAACAAGCTAGAGGAGACCAAGAGCACTCTCCTCGGCGAGAGCCTCGAGCTCGTGGACGACGAGACGGTGACTCGCTTCATGCTCTACTCAAAGCTCAGAGACGAGCTGGAAACGAAGGAGTGATGTCATGGCACAGGATCTAAAACTACTCAACTCATACGAGGTCTTCGACTACACTCCTGACATGATCAAGGAGTCTCGGGACAAGAACAACGGCAAGGTCGTCATGAAGGGCATCCTTCAGAAGGCTGACACACTCAACCAGAACGGTCGTATCTATCCGATGAATGTTCTCGAAAGAGAAATTAGAAACTATCAGAAGTTCATCGCTGAGAACCGTGCTCTCGGTGAGTTGGACCACCCGGACTCATCGGTCGTCAACCTCAAGAACGTGTCACACGTCATTAAGGAGGCCTACCTCGACCGCGGCGTTGTGTACGGAACAGTCGAACTACTTGACACACCTTCAGGAAAGATCCTTCAGTCTCTCGTCGAGAGCGGAGTTAAGCTTGGAATTTCTTCTCGCGGCGTAGGTTCCGTCAAGAAGCAAGGCGATTATCACATCGTTCAGGACGATTTCCAGCTCATCTGTTGGGACTACGTCTCTGAGCCTTCAACGCCTGGTGCATTCATGCTCCCTGAGGGTAGGACGATAAATTCGAAAGAATTGCGTAACATATTTAATAAGTCTGACAGAATTGATCGTATAGTAAACGACATCCTGTCGTCTAAGAAGTGAGGAATGAATGAAGCTCTCTAAGTCAGATCTTAAGGCCATTGTAAAGGAATGTCTCGTCGAGTTGCTCAGCGAAGGCCTTGGAGGAATCTCTCCTACGACAGCAGCACCTTTTCCTCGTTCACAGAATGCTGTAACTTCTGCCCTTTCAGACAGTTTAAAGAGGCAGCCTGTTCCAAGACCAACTCCTCATCTGAGGGAAGCAATTAGAAGAGAAGCTGGTGGTGACAAGGTGATGGAGTCTATCCTCGCTGACACTGCAGCATCTACACTTCCTAAGTTCCTTCAGGCAGGTGACGGTAAATCTCCCATGCCTGTCGTAGGCGGTGGAATAGTTGAACAAGTTGTCGCGCAAGCAAATCCTGAAGATTTATTTGGTGATGACGTGGCTTCTAAGTGGGCGTCTCTCGCTTTCATGGAATCGCCAACAAAGAAATAAATTTTCTTGAGAAGTACATACTTACCGATTAGATCATAGTGAGGATTTGACATGAAACTTACGAATCAGTTGCTTCGCAGAATCATTGAAGAAGAAGTTGCCAAGTTTGGCGACATGGAAGACACCGAGAAGCGCGCAAAGGACACCGAAGAGGTGGATGCGGACGAGTTCGGAACCGATAAGGCTGCCGAGAAGCACATCGACTTCATGAAGGCTCTTAAGATCGAGGAGACTCGTCTCCGTAATCGTCTCGCCAAGATCCAAGAGACGAAGAAGCGCCTCACGAAAAAGCTTTGATATTTATAGAAACGGGAGATCGCCATGACTGCACCAGGAAGAGGTAGATATACTACCTACGTTCAACCAGGACCTATCTCAAGAAATACTCTTCTCTGGAAGCTGTTCAACAAGAAGGCTCCCAACGATGCCGGTGTTTTTTATGGTGGTCAAGAGCCTACTGATAATACTGCCGCAGCAAATGCTGTTGTGGCTCGTGCGACTGCCAATGTCGTCAATGGAGTAGGTGGACTTTTCCCTGCAAACGGAATTCAGTCAGGCGACCATGACATGTTTCCAAATGGTGTGAAATTGACATTTGCAGATGCACCTGATCTTGATGATCCTCAAACAGGTGTTAAGTGGTCTAGAGCTGGAGACCCTGCAAATCCTTATGTCCCAGACCTCTCGTCACCAGGCCCAGGCAGAACAAATGGAATAGATAAAGATGTCGATCCAGGAATTTCTCAAGCTGACATTAAGCCTAACTACACATCCGGTGCTCCTGACACAGGTACGGTTTCACCGAGTGAAACAAGCGACGATCTAGGAAAAGCTCCAATCTTCACATCTAGCGATCCGAAGACCCTTGTGAAAGGAAAATCGTCCGTCTGAGAATAATTAGACGTCACTAAACTTTAGAAAGAGATGACATGACCAAGCAATTGTACGAAGAGGCATTAGCTGACGTAAAGAAGCTAAAGGAAGTAGCAGAAGACAATGCCAAGAGAGCTCTTCTCGAGGCAGTTACACCACGCATAAGAGATCTCATTGAGAACCAACTCCTTGGAGAGATGGGTATGGGAGAGCTTGAGGCAGACCCTGACAATCTTTTAATGGATGAATTTCCAACTTCATCTGCGGAAGAATTTGAGTCTGTTCCTGCGGTCGCTGTTCCCTCAGCCGGTTATTCTGATGCTGCCGCTTCTGCAATGTCCATGCCTGACGAGGAAGGTAAAGTCACACTCGACCTCGACGCTCTCAAGGTTCCTGGTACCGGAGAGTTCGAGATGAGCATGGAGTCAGCAAAGAGCCTCGGAATCCTTCTCTCGACTCAGGAGTCAAGGGAAAAGGTCTTTGAGTCGAAGCTCTCAAACCTGAACAAGAGCATAAAGCTTGTGACCTCTGCAGGAAGGCTTGTTAAAGAGTCCAAAGGATACGCAGATACGCTTGATTCGCTTATTTCCGAAGTAGAGAATACGTATTCGTACTTGCAGACAGAAATGCAGGATTCAGATAAGAAAGATTCATACGAGTCCATTCTGGAGTCGTACTATTCCACCCTAAAACAGCTCACGGAGCAGAAGATGAAGAAGACAAACACGCTTTCAGAAGCAGACGTAACACTTAAGCTCACCGGCATGCCCGATGAACTGGACCTCGATTCAATCGGCGTCGACCTCATCACGGGTGAGGAAGGCGAAGAGGAGTCTGGAGAGGAAGGCGACGACCTCGACCTCGGCGGAGACGAAGAGGGTGGAGATGAAGGTGAGTCCGAAGAGGGTGGAGATGATCTCGACCTCGGCGGAGACGAAGACTCTGATGAGGATCTTGAGGAAGAAGGACATCAAATGGAATCAAAGACACTTAGCGACGACACAGTCGTCGAGATCGACGAGAATATGCTCCGCCGCGAGATCGGTCGTATGAAGGCCCTCCGCGAGGCAGCCGACATGCCAAAGAACGCTGAGAAGGGCCACGGCGCCGGTGAGGTTGCTGATGGTTTCGAGGACGACGACCTCGGCGATCCCTTCACCGACGTCAAGATCACGACCGAGGCTGACCACGACGACAAGAAGAAGGACGTCGAGGAGCTCGATGAGATGGAAGAGATGGAGCAAGCTTACGGCGAGAGCGACATGGGCGAAATGGATGAGCTCGACGAGCTCGATCAGGCTTATGGCGAGGGCGACGACATGAAGCACCAGGCCACGGACCACAGCGACGACGATCGTCAGACCAACAAGCGTAACCGCATGCCTGAGGCCCTCCGCCGCAAGATCTCTGCAGAGCTCGCCCTTCAGACCGAGGCCAAGAAGAAGGCCACACAGGCGAAGAAGAAGCAGATGGAGGCCCAGAAGAAGGCCAAGCAAGCCAAGAAGATGCAGGAGAAGGAGCAGGCCAAGAAGGATGCAAAGAAGATGCAAGAGGCCTACAACTACTTCGCAACCAAGTTCAACGAGTCTGTTGCTCGTACCAACAAGCTCAAGGGTATGCTCGCTGAAGCAACCCGCAAGGGAGCCGTCATGAATGGTGGCGCCACGAAGTCCGCGGCAGAGACTGATCTCCGCAACAAGTTGGCAGAAACGAATCTGTTCAACGCGAAGCTCCTCTTCACGAACAAGCTTCTCCAGAACGAGTCCCTCACCAAGCGCCAGAAGGCAGAGGTAATCGAGAGACTCGACGAGGCGAAGTCGGAGCGTGAGGTGAAGCTGGTGTACGAGAGCCTCGTCAAGACCCTCACGGCCTCGACGAACAAGCTCACAGAATCGGCTGACCGCGGTGTCATCGGTTCGTCGTCACGCCCGGCACGTCCTGCCTCGGCCACAAACACCCTCAACGAGGGATTTGAGGCTGATCGTTGGGCACGCCTCGCAGGAATAATCAAGTAATTCGATTCAATCAAACCAACACACAAATTCAGGAGAATTATCATGAAGCATTTCAGTCTTGATCAACTCGCGCAGGGAATTCGCGAGAAGCACGTGGGCGCCGAGCGCGCTCGCCTCACAGAGAAGTGGAGCCGCACAGGTCTCCTCCGTGGCCTCGAGGGAACAAAGCGCGAAGTCATGTCGCAGCTCCTCGAGAACCAGGCAGCTCAGGTCCTCAAGGAAGCCAACACCCTCTCGACGGGTGGCGGTAACCTCGCTGGCTCGGGCCAGATCCAGGGCTTCTCGAACATCGCCTTCCCGATCGTTCGTAGAGTCTTCGGCGGTCTCGTGGCCAACGAGCTCGTCTCGATCCAGCCAATGAGCCTCCCCTCAGGTCTCATCTTCTATCTGGACTACACCTACGGTTCAAACGTCGGTCAGTTCGCAGGTCAGACTTCAGAGTCTACCTACTCCCGCGGACAGTCGCTCTACAACAACCCAGCCGGCAAGGGCGTCCAGAGCGGATCGCTCGCCACCGGCGGTATGTACGACCTCGTCGGCAGCGGTTACAGCCGCGTAACAGGTTCGACCACCGTCAACTTCGCAGCAGGCACGGTCTTCTCGGGATCGTACGCCGGCGCCAACGGCAACGTCTGGACCAACGGCCTCGTCCTCGACACCGGCGCGGAGTTCTCGGGCTCGAACGCCCGCTTCATGGACTTCGACTCGCAGGTCGAGACGGCCCTCACGGACAACGCCCTCGACGCGATCTTCGTCTACGTCCCAACTTCGGCACTTCCCTCCGGAACTGACCTCACGGCAGTCGAGCAGCTCGCGGTCTTCTCGGGCTTCGGCGCGAACGCCACAGCCTGGGGCGAGACCTATCAGGGCGGAACAGGCGTCCTCAACCTCCGCCGCCTCAACAAGCGCGGTAACTTCAGCGCGACGACCGCACCTTACTTCACCCCCGACGCACTCAACGGCACGCACGTTCAGTTCGTCCTCAAGGGAGCGAACGGCCTCTCGTCTCTCACGGCTGGTAACGGCCGCGTCACCTCGGTCGTCTCGACATCGCTCTCGGTCGACAGCGGCACAGGCGCCACGGTCACGATCCCCTCGTTCGAGTCGGACTTCGGTGCGACACCCTCGCCGGTGATCCCTGAGATCGACATCAAGATCGAGGCCATCAGCATCACAGCTGAGACCCGCAAGCTCCGCGCCAAGTGGTCGCCGGAACTCGCACAGGACCTCAACGCCTATCACTCGATGGACGCTGAAGTCGAGCTCACCTCGATCCTCTCGGAGCAGATCGCCCTCGAGATCGACCGCGAGATCCTCAACGACCTCGTGTCGCAGGCCAACGGCGCCAACTACTACTGGAGCCGCTCACCTGGTCGCTTCGTCAACAAGGTCACCGGCGCACGCCAGAACCTCGCTGACTCGCTCCAGATCGGACCACAGTTCACGGGCACCGTCCGCGAGTGGTACGAGACCCTCATCGAGACCGTCATCGACGTCGCGAACACCATCCACCGCAAGACACTCCGCGGCTCGGCCAACTTCATGGTCACGGGTCCGGACGTCTGCACCATCCTCGAGGCCTCGGTGCTCTACAAGCCCAAGTTCTCGCTCGATGGTGAGGGACAGGTCGCCTCGCCGTTCACGATCGGCGCAGAGGCCATCGGCACCCTCTCGAACCGCTTCACGGTCTACAAGGATCCTTACTTCTCACGTAACAAGATCCTCATCGGCTACAAGGGCGGAAGCTACCTCGAGACGGGCTACGTCTACGCTCCATACGTTCCACTCATCGTCACACCGACGATCTTCGCTCCTGAGGACTTTACGCCGCGCAAAGGAGTGATGACAAGATACGGGAAGAAAACTGTGAGATCAGACTTTTACGGCACAGTTACAGTTCTCGACATGAACGTCATATAGCACATGAATGTTAACTGAATAGTTGACGCTGAGGAGGCCACCTTTCGGTGGCCTTCTTTGTTTACATTTATCAGATGACATACATATAATATACACATGGAAACTTGCAAAGAGTGTAATCAGGACTTCGACTCCTTAGAGACGGTCTTTCGTCACATGAGAAGCCACAAACTGTCTGCGAGAGAATACGTTCTCAAGTGGCACCACGACGGAATCGAACCTCTGTGTGCATGCGGTTGTGGCAGGAATACTGCCTGGAATGTCGGTATGAGGAAATACACGACATTTATCAAAGGACATTCTGCCAAAGGTAGAATCAAATCAGAGGACGAGAAGCGTCGCATCGGCGAGAAGAACAGAGTCAACATGACGGCTTGGATGAGTAAGCATCCTGATATTGCTGCAAAAAGAGGAGAGAATCTAAATTCTAACAGAACACCAGAGCTTGAAGCAAAAAGGACTGCATCTTCATCAGCAACTTATGCGATGATGTCTCCCGAAGACAAGATGAAGTTCTCTGATCACACCAAGAAGCTATGGAATGACGGAACTCTCGTCGAAGCTCACAGCAAGGCATCCGAAACCTTCAAACAACGCTTCGCTTCAGGAGAATACAACTTCACAGAAAGAAACGACAAGATCTCCGCCGCTATCACCCAGAGATATCTCGACGGCGGCTTTGAGTGGTCGACAGGTCAGTACACGTCCGTCAAGACAGGAATCACGTGCAATTATCGCTCCTCCTGGGAGGTGGAGTTCATGGTGCTCCTCGACGGAGACGCACGAGTGGAGACTTGGAATTATGAGCCCTTATCGATCCCCTATGTCTACGAGGGAAAGACTCGACGGTACATCCCCGACTTCCTCATCGTGCTCGAGGGTCAGGACGTGTTGGTGGAGGTGAAGCCACCGTCTCTCGCCGATACTGAACTTAATGAAGCGAAGAGAAAGGCAGCTCTAGAGTTTTGTCAGAGAAATGGCTGGGCATACCGCCACTGGAATCCTGGCGACGTTCTTTCACTCGAAAATAGAATCCTTTAGGGCCTTTACCACCCTGGACGAGGACGTCTTCTTGTTGCACGCATACCAGACTGCAGCGTCATAGGGGACAGAACCATAAGATATGACCTCGCTCTGCGAGTAGGCGAACGCCGGTAGGTTCCTGACGTTCTTGACACCCTCTGGATTCATGAAGAACTTGCCTTTGGACGTGTGACTCTTAAGGATCATCGACACGTAGCCTTGCTCCCCCGCGTACTTCGCCCCGACAACCGATCTCAATGAACCAGGTGATAGGATGTTCGTCGTCCACGACATTATGCCGCCTCCATCCCTCGGATTTAAGACACCGGGAGAATCACTTCTCATTATTTTGTCCGGATTTGACTTCACCTCTTCCGGCGAAGTACCTAAGATCTTGGCTGCCACGTCCGTTTCTACGTGGATAAATCGATACACGTCTGAATCAGGTGGAGACAAGACTGTCAGGTACTTACCTGCCTCAATGGCATCGAGGATGTTCGGAGCGACATCAGCCAGGTCAACAGAGCCACCTGCGCGACCGTTGTAATGTTTGCGCAACGCCCACCACAGATCTTTTTCTTCTTTTGTGTCCACTTCTGTCTTCTCGCTGCGAGACAGGTCTTTTCTCATCTTTGCGAAGAGAAATTCACCATAGCGGTCATCTTTACCGGCTTCTGCTGCCTCTTTGAGGATCTCTGCCACGTATGACCTTAATAGCTTCGCATCGAAGGCCGAATAATTCATGTGCATATATATACCTACGTTCCCGACTTCTATGCCTTTGACGATCGGGTCCTCTACGAGGTGAAGGGTCGGCACGACGAGGTGGACACCGCCAAGTGGGACGCTGCTGCGGCGTTCTGCGAGGAGAAGGGTTGGCGCTTCGAGGTTCTTTTCGAGGACGACTTCCAATGATCTTCCACGACCTCGTCCCTCCCGTTCCCGTCTTCGTTCCCTCCACCGGTCGGAGCGGCGTCGCTCAGTAGGTGATCCACTACGGTCCCGAGCACCATCCCTATTGGGGTGTGGTGTACGACGACACGGGTGAAGTGTGGTGGCATCCCAACCCAGAGATCCGCGTGCAGTGGAACCGATCCCTCGGACGACGACCCACTTGACATTTGCCTTTTCACACCCACTTCGTCGGCGTCTATGATGAAGACTAAGATGACTTCTTGCTTCGCTTCGATTTTATGAGGTTTATGATTTCTTCTTGCGTTCCTTTGGGAGAGTGTTTCCACTGCCATGCTATGGAATCACGTACCCTCTTTATCATCTGTTCGTAATAAGAGCAACGTCTCGCTAAATCCTCAAGGAGAATATTGTGTGGGTTGGTCATCTGTATTCCCACCTCCGATGCGACGTCTAGCAGTTCTTCTCTGTTGCCTTTTTCATGCGCCTTCGCTGCTGCCCTGTACAGGCAGGTCATGTCCTCGTTCTTCCCTGCGATGTCAGGATGTGTTACCCTCGCGATGGCCTTCCACAATTTTCTGTATTGGATTTTCGTTTCGTCAGGCCCTTGATTTGACGCATCCTCAACCTGCTCGTTCTGCTCGTTCTGCTGTCTACTTCTTGATTCGTTTCTGGTGTCGCTATTTTTTATGATGGACAGGTCGCATGAATTCTCAGAATTCTCTGTAGGTACCGAAGCAGACGTTTTAACTTCATCGACGTCACCGGAGGCAACGGGATGATCTACAACAACATCGATGTCTTTCTCTCTTCCGATCTTACTTTCTATCTCCTTGACAGACTCTTCAAAAGAGTCTACCGAGTCAGCCGCCTCTGCCCTGAGGTATGCGAGACGCTTCAATAGTGTACGCCAGCGTCTAGAATCGCTCATGATCAGTAAATATGATCGTTATTTATAATCTCACACCGATGTCCACCAATCAGGAGGATCACAATATCTCCACTTGGCGAACCGGCTCTTCTCTCCCTTGTAATAGGCACGGTAGGATGAGACCACGTCATCGAGACGGTATTTGGGGTCCTTAATTGCGACTGCAAATGGAGTGAGTGGACCGTTGGGGACATTCTTTGGAATATTCTCCGCACACCACAGAAGCACCTCCTCGGCCTTGTGGACTCGACCGTACCTCTTCGTGTACTCGTCGCAGAGAGTGAGGCCGTGTGCCGCCAACCACTTGTAGTTCTCGGTGGACGTTCGTGTCCAGACCGTGCACGGATGGTTGTAGTGAGTGCGCTTCCACGGCGCTGTGTCAGGCTCATGTGCTGCGCACAGCATCTGACCTGACTCAAGTAGAAGTTTGCAGACGTGCTTATCACATAATGACCTTGCAGCAATTTCAGGATCTTCGTCAACAACAAAAATGTTCATGGTATGCTTATAAGCATTTTGTCCCTCAAATGTTTCACATTCTGGCTATACTTAACTTCATGAAGATCACGGAAACAGAGCTACGCAACATCATAAAGAATCAGATTCTCGCTCTCCGAGAGGCAGAGCAGCCTGTGAAGGCGGGAAGTGAGCAGGCCGACACCAAGGGTACCCTCGACGTGAAGACGATCGCCACGACACTGAAGGTCGATCCTGCGAAGTTCGGCGAGGCGGTTCGAGCCGCCAAGGCCGGCAACAGGACGGCGAGTCACAACGCTATCCTCGGAGACGTCTTCGTCAAGTTGATGGAGGCCTCACCTGAGGACACGGTCAAGGTCATGAACACCCTTAAGAAGGTCACGGGCAAGGAAGAAGGTAAGTGAGATGAACGAGAGAGAATTGAGGCGTCTCATCGCCAAGGAAGCCCGAAAGGCCCTCACCGAGGGAAAGAACAAATATTCCCTCAGGTTCCTGCTGGAGGACGCAGACCCGGGAAAGATCGATCCGAAGCTCTATCCCAACAGGTTGAGCTCCGTCGACAAGGATCTATCGAAGGACCTCGCGACGAAGGGATCTCAGGACAAGAACCTCAAGGACGACGTCGCCAAGGCAGGTCAGGTGTCCGCTCCCGCCAAGTCTCTTAAGGCGAGTCAGACCACCATGGACTTCGGCAAGTTCGTCGGAATGGCCATCCAGATGCTCGGCAAGATGGGAAGCTTCAGCGGCGGCGCCGGAGGAGACCTCGGCGCAATCATCTCTTCGGACAGACACATCATGGACGGCCACCATCGCTGGGCCGCCACTCTCATGGTCGATCCGGATGCTTCTGTCGGCGGCCTCGGAGTGAAGTTGCCCGGTGAGAAGCTCGTCGGCGTCCTCAACGTCTGGACTGCGGCCCAAGGACAGGCCGGAAAGCCGTCAGACACTGACCTCGACTCTCTCACGGGAGACTCCGTGGCCGAGAAGTTCAAGGAGATGGCCTCCAAGGGAGGCAAATTCCTCCCGTCACCGGAAGAGATCCTCGAGGCCTTCAAGAAGGAAGGCT